AACGCAATTTCACAACAAGGGTTTGTTCCCCAATCCTTATCATTAGACAAGTAGATACCAGGTTCACCAGCACCACTTGCTTCGATTCTTGCCCACAAATCCATAAAATATTCTTTAGTAATTTTGTGACGGAGTAAGTTTGCTGAGTTGTTAGCTCTTCCTCTTTGTGGATTTTTTTCCCACCAAGAACCACTCTTACAAGAAATCATTTCGTCATCTGATGCTGAAAATAAACAAATAAGCGCCGCTCTACGAATACCACCAGCCAATACCGCATCTGCAATATGACAAACAATATCGTGTACTTCAATTGGACGAAGTTTGTCACCATCTGTTTTACCGTCAAGAATACCTTCAACTTTAATCAAACATTCTTTCAGGGGTTGGGGACCTGGCGCCTTACCACCTGAAGTTACTAATCTTGCACCTTTTGGACGAATATCACTAAAATCAAATTCAATGTGTGAACCACCAAAGAAATATGATTTCATCAATAGTTTTACAGCATCTGCCCAACCTTCGATAGAGTCAGCGATAAGATATCTTCTTCCTCTTTCTTTATTAGGTTTATGAATTTCGGGTAAAAGTTCTGTGTGATGTTTTTGTACAGAGTACCCTACTCCTGTTCCACCTAAAAGCAGGAACATAATTTCTGAGAATACTCTCCAATCGTCCACGGGTGCGTATGCACAGTTGTAAATTCTGTTAGGAGAAATTTCAATAGGTTTACCCGCAAACTGCATACTTCTCATCGAAGGAAGAATTTGTTTTTTGTAAACGTACTTATAGTTCTCTCTGATTTCGTTTTCAAGTTGTGGATACTTTTTGATATGCATATCCATATTTCTTGTAACAAGTTCTTGCCAAGTTTCTCTACGGTTTAATTCAGGTATGTATTTAGCATACTTCATATAGACCGTAATGTCTGATAAAATTTCTGTTGAAATGTCCATTTTTATAATTTGTTGTTGTTTTAATTTATTTGAAAAAATCTTTTATTTTTGATTATAAATATATGTTTATTGCTGTGGCGACATAATTTTCACCACAAAAATAAGAGTTTTTTTTCTAAAAGTAAAAGATATTTATATTGTTAATTCTGCGGATTTTGTTGTTGCTCCCTTTGTCTACGTTTTTCCAACAATTCTTTAACTCTATCCTTACGTTGTTCTTCTTTTTGTTCTTCAAATCCTAAGAAGGTTGTTGAGCTTTCAGTATCGATTTCGAGTAATTCATTGTCAAATTTACAGTTTTCAAACACAATCCCGTCAGAACCTATACGTGATTTTGTTATTGCAATTGTGGCAAGTTTCATTTCTTTTTGTTGTAATGTTTTCGCAACTGAAATGATTACGTGACCTACTTGAGCTTTTTTAATCGAACCTCCCATTTGGTCGGTTGTAACAACTTCTGAGGAAATTGAGGAGCGATTACCTTGTGTTGCGGTCCACCCAACAAGCCCTAATTCGTGACACATTGCCTCAAAGTGCCTCATTACAGAACCTTCAGCTTTCCACTCATCAGTTTTACTGGATTCTGGCATAACACAATCAATATAATCCAAAACTATTATATCCAATTTATTTCCATCAGCAATCATTTTTCTTATCTGATTTTTGATTTGATTCATAGTCATAGTGTCAGATGGTAATTTTTTAAGAACCAATTTGTTTGGCATTTGATTTCTTATTTCATCAACTTTTGCAATAACTTCTTCTTTTTGTAATGCCAATTTGTCAGGTTCAATTCCTGTCCAAATGGTAAAATGTTTTCTTTGAATAATTTTGGGGTTATCCTCAAAAAATATTTGTAAAACATTATATCCCATATTGAACGCAGTGTTAGCAATCTTAGTAAGTACTGTTGTTTTACCAACTCCCGTTGGTGCTAAAATTACACCAATTTCTCCTTTAGCTAAACCACCTTTTAGTAACCTATCGATGCCAGGGATACCCATAGGAATTGGATGTCTGAAATCGTCGTTTAAAACGTCGTCAAGACCTGAAAAAATATCTGTGATACCTGTGTCCCTTTCACCCACTTGTAAAGCCTCTCTAACCAATCCTTCAACTTTGTCATATGATTCGAAGTCACCTTGATTGATTATTTTTTGGGCTTTATCCATAACCTTTTGAAGTTCTTGTTGTTTACAAAACTTCATAGCTTTTTCTTGTACAAAAGCAGTTCCTTCAAATGGTGCATCCTGTACTTTTTTAAACATATCCAAAACAATTTTCAAAACCATCTCGGTTGAAATTTCTGTTTTTGCAATTTGTTCAAGAGTTTCGAATGATGGGGTAGATTGATACTTCGTGTAGTACTCTTTTACCATTTGTGTGATTAGTTGAAAATACTTGTTGTCGAAGTAATTTGGCTCTATAACATCAATGATTGATTGAGCGAATTCTTTGTCTACGATAAGTTGGTTAAGTAATTGTATTTGGAAAGTGTTACCGAGATATTCAAAATTCTTATTCATAAAAAGAGCCGTAGATATTGATAAATATTACTTACTTAGGTCATAACCCAAGTAATCGTATGTTAAATTTTCAGTTGAAAAAACTTCTGTCAAACTACGAAGTAGTTCTTTCAAGTGTGGACGTACATCAACTGTGTAACGAATTTTTGGGGGATATAATTTACCGTCAAATATTCTATGACACAATGTGTCTTCACCCACTCTAACAAATAAATTGAAGTTTTCGGGTGACTCAGTGTTGGATGTATTCAAAACTTCTGGGTCATCAATAATAGCATCTTGATTATCCATCATATAGGTTACAGTTTTCATTTTGAGGTCGTAATCCAATACATCTTGAATTTGTTTAAAATACTCTCGTAGTTCGTTTGAACGGTGAGCCTTCGGGTTGTAACTACGTACGTTAAAAAATCTTTGGACAACAATGTTATCATTGAGTGTCAACAAAAATTCCATTTTTACTACTTGTTCTTCTTTCATAAAATTAATTTAGTTGGTTTTTGTGTTTTCTTTTTTCTTTTCTAGTGAGTTTCATAAATGGTCTGATAAAATCAACAAAGGATTCATCGTTTTTGGGTAAGTACTTAAAGAACCCATCTTCGGTCATCATTTGTATGAAGTTTTTGGAAGCTCTACCCTCAGGGTCTAAACTTTCCGTGTAATAAAGTCCTACTAATTTTTTTGCATCTTCAGTTAATAATGGATTTTTCAAGTCAACAATTTTTTGATTTATCTCCAATAGGTTGTAGTTTTTGTTTTCATTTTTACTTACAGAATTTTTGATATTTTTCAAGACTTTGTTGTTTGGAAATTGTTCTAATAGTTTTTCTGTCTTGGTTAAAATATCAGTTACAGATACCGGCATTTCAAGTACCTCAGGAAAAAACTTTAAAAATGTTTTTTCACCTAATGATTTAATACCAAAAATATTGTCTGACTTATCACCCAAGAAAACTTTTGAGACAAATACATTTTGATGTGGAATATACTCTTTTTCCAATCTAACTTTATCACCTTTTTGATAAAGAAATTTTTGTATTGGTGAAAAAATGGAAACGTCATCGTTTAAAAGTTGCATATAATCTCTGTCCGAGGAAAATATTACTTTGTGTTCATTTAATGAAATACTGCAATAGTATGCAATTAAATCATCGGACTCACATTTTTCAACTTCTAATTGACGAACGAAACATTCTTCCAAATACTGTTTTACTCTACCTTTCTGAAAATAATATGACTCGAGTTTTGACTCGTTCATATCATTACGACGGTTTAACTTGTAGTCAGGATATAATTCACGACGCACGACTGCGTTATCGACTCCGTCCCAAAAGACAATAATTTTGTCGTACTCATTTTCTTCCAATTGTTTACGTAGGGTGTTAAGGAAATGAAATAAACCCCCGATGTGTTTCCCTTCCACATAGAATTCTCTAACTCCGTGGAATCCAATTTTGAATAAATTATCTCCATCTACAAGTAGTGTTTTCACAAATAATAGATTATGAGTTGTCCTCTTTCTCTTCAGTAAGTGTGAAATCTCCGTCAGTTCCAATTATTTCTTTCCAATAATCAGAATGCTCTTTCTTGTAAGCCTCAATGGATGCCTTTTCCTCAGACACTTCTTTACCTGCTAAAAATCCGTGAGGGGTTACAATAATTTTTCCGTCTTCGTAACCCAATCCATTAATGTGGTTTTTCATAACAGAAACTTTGGTTCTTGTTGCAAATTTAACAGTACGTTTGTCTTTGGTAGCAGTAATCTTAGTTGTACCAGCACCTTTTTGGTTTCCAAATAAAAATACCAAAGATGAATTTAACCAAATGGATTCACCACCTTTCGCTTTGATTTTTGGTTGACCGAATGGATTGTCAGGTAATTCAACCCACGGTTGATTAACAATTACCAAAGTGTTTTCGTACTTTGAATCTGCTTTACGTGAACCTGAAATTCGTTGGTTGATTCCCATACCAATTTTATCTGCTAAGACAGATGCGTTGTGTTGTTTACCACCCTTACCATCGAACGTCATTTTACAAGGTACGGAACCTACTGAATCCCAAAGAAACAAAAGACTGTAGTCTAACTCACCCTTTTCTTGTGCATCCAAGAGTTCATTGATGT